CTTAAATAATATTTCTCTAATAACTTCTTCTATAATTATTAAATTTTGATTAAACCCGCTAATACTTTCTTGGTATGCGTTTACTTGGGCGTTTAAAGTTGCGACTTGTTGTTGCATATCGTTGACGGTTTTAAATAACCAACCAACTAAAGCAGCTAAACCGCCTTGCAATATTTGAGATAAGTTTACTGTTGCTTTCACATCAAAACCGTAATTAGCGTAGCTACGCTTATACCGGCTATAATCCAACCGTATATTTCTTGGCGCGTAGGCCTTTTTGCTAAATCCATACGTATTTCATCTATCTTGTCAAAAATTTTGTCAACGTTAATCATAACTTTATTTATCATTTCCTTTTGGGTGTAATTATCGCTCATAACCAAATATTATACTTCAACGACAATCGTCATTTTTTTCCGTGATATTTTAAGTTTTAGCTAGGTTTAGGAAAATCTGCTTTAACTTTTTCTATATGGTCTACCCAATCGGTAGTACCGTTTACGCTATCCCAATATTGCATATCTAATTGCTCCGCAATCGGCAAATATGCTTGTTGTCTATCTTTTTTATAACCATTATTATATTCATCTAATATACTATTTTTTCTATCTATGATAGATTGGTCATATTCAGCGTCGGTAAATTCTCTACGTTCATTATTTACTTGTGCGTATAAGGGTTTAGCGTCTTCTATTTCTTGGGTAGCTTGCTCTAAAGCTTGTTCTTCTGTCATAATTATAATTTTACGACGATCGTCAACTTTTTACGTAATATGACATTTATTTCTTATTTTTATTTTTTTAAACCAAACAAGTCAATATTTACGCTTGCAATACTATCGGTTGTTAGTGAAAATTGTAATCCTTTAGCAACTTGGTTTACCGTATGAACGGCTCCGCCAACCGTCCCCATAGTTTCCGTACCGTCATAACCATAACCAACTCCCTCCGTAGTTATTTGATTATGCTCATTAGCGTCATTAAATTGGAAAAGGTAAAAAGTTACGCTTGCCCCATAGCTTGCATTACCTTTAAATAAATAAGTTGAATTACTCCAAGCGTCTTGGTTACTATCTGCTAAAAAATCAAAACCGGCACCAGTACGTAAACCCTCATAAGCTAAGTCGTAGTTTGAAGTTGTATCGGCGGAATTATCACTTTTTAAAATTCTTGTTTTTAATCTTACTTCATCTGTTCCGCTTTGTTTTAAATTGTAAACATTAACAACATAAACATTATAAGAATTATCCCAACTAGAGCCACCTATATCAATAGTTGATACGTTAGAACTTGTACTTGCACTAGCAATTTTAATTAAACTACCCGCCATTATTTGACCCCATATATAGAAAATCGTACATCAAAATTTAAACTTCCACTTGAACTTAAAAAATGTATGCCTGTTATTTGTTCCGCGTTTTTATGAACGCCTATTTGTCTAGCACCCCTAAATCTATTACCGCCCGTATCATATCCGCCAGCACCCGCACTTACCATTTGCGTATAACAAGAACTGTCATTTGGATTATAAACATAACCTACCATACCCCCGCTATCATAGTTACCAACTAATAAAGCACCATACATATAAGTTGAACTAGCTTGTTTATCGTCATCATAACTACTTTCAGCTTTCATTGTGTGGCGTGCCGTTCCATATTCACTTCCACTAATTACGCTACCCGCACTATCAATAAATTGTATTCTAAAATCAATAACATTATTATCGGTTGCATTATATCTAGGTAAACTTCCAACAATTTTATAAACATCATAAGTAGAAGAAAAGCAATTTGTAATACTTAAAGTATTTACGCTATAAGCCGATATTGTTTTAATTAACTGTAAGTTTGTCGCCATTATGCGTACTCTCGAATTCCGTACAAGCTAAACGTACCTTTGTTTTCAAAATTACCACTTGTATTGTAGTTTAAAAATCTTATAGCATTAATTTTTTCTTTTTGTGTATAAACTTGAGATCCGTAATAACAAAAACCACTTCCATAACTAGCTTCAATATTTACTGTACTAAGTTGGGTTGTATGCGACATTTTTGCTGGATTACCTAAATTATAAAAATAAATAAATCCGCTTTTAGTATCTCCACTATCACCCCAACTAAAATATTCTAAAGCGCTATCACTTGTATTAGCTAATGACCCCGTAATTCCTGCCGTTCCTAAATACTGTAAAGCGTATTGGTAATTTGAACTTTCGTATGAACTACCACCGTCATTAGATAACCTTGCCCCAATATAATTATTATTACTTGCAACTTCTATTCCGTTCCAAGTTACAAAATGTACGTTGTATTTATCTTCTTGTATTGCGGTAAAATCTACTTGCGCAACCGCACTAGATATTTCTTGTGTTTGTATTAATTCTAATTGTCCATAGTTTGTATATTTATCCGCTCTTGTTAAGTCATAAATATCTTTAGGCGTAAATATTCCTAAATTTTGACCAAAACTTTGTTCGGGTGGATTGGGTATATAACCGTAGTCGCTCACGCTAGTACCTCGTATAAAGCTATACTACCCGACGCTATATTGGAAACGGGTCCCTCTAAAGTAATTTCTATTCCGTCAACGGCGGTAGTTTGGGTATAAACGCCCCCGCCTTGTATTCCTAAAAGTGTAGAGCCGTCTTCAGCTATATAACAAGTTTCTATTGTTATGTATGTATATTGGGCGCTATTGTTAGCGTTAAAAATATTTACTACGGCGTTAAAACCTTTACCTACGGTATTATTTAAACTACCCGATAAAACAAAAATACTTCTATTAGTATCGGCTAAATCGGAAAAAGTTGTATCACTTCTAGGTTGTTTAGCGCTTTCGTCATAATCGGTGTCGGTACTAGCGGTACCGCCTTCCGTTAATCTTAAAATTACATCGGCGTTAATTGTAGAGGGCGTTATATTTGTCATTACTAATTTATAAACGTTATCGGTATCTATGCCGGTTAATTTAACGCTAGATACGGCGCCGGTTAAAACGGAACTATTGATCTCTAATAATTTACCCGCCATTAGCTACCAACTCGTAGTCCGTAAACTTGTACTTTACCGCCCCCTGCGAATTCGCTTGCGGTTTCATTTAACTCTATTTGAAAACCCGTAATACTTTCCAATACTGGGTAAACGCCAATACCTTTATAATTTCTTAAATTACCACTAGGCCTACCTATGCTTTGCCACATAGCGAAAGTAAATGCTGAAGAATTAGTAGGGTTAAAAACCCAACCGGCGTTACTTGCAGCTTGCCCGGTATCATCTACGGAATTAAAATAATTAAATAATCTTACTTCGTTTCCTTTATTTTCGCTAAAAGAAGTTTCCGCTTTTAAAACTTGTTGCGCGTATCTATAACCGGTAGCAATAACCGACCCGCTTGCGTTTATAAATCTTAAATTATTACCGCTAGAGGTAGAGTTGTTTCCTAACATATTTGCTCCTACTATTTTATAAATTAAAAAATCGTCGGTAAATACATCGGTTACGTTCATTGTTCTAACACCGGAGATCGTGGTAGTTTCGTTTATCAATCTTAAATTGCTCATAACATTTTATACCCGTATAAATTAACCGTAGCGCTTGCAAAAGTACTTGAAGTAATAGATAACCTTATAGCGTTTATAGTTTCGGCTACCATATAAAGCCCACCCCCATAAGTCGAGATATAATCCGGGTCTTGGGTTATAGCCGTAAAATGGTGGGTAGTATTAGAAAATTTAGCGCTATCGTTAAGGTTGTAGTAATAAATATAACCATTAACGGCTTCGCCCGTACTATTACCTACGTTATGTATTAAAGAAATAGAGCTATCGCTATTTGAATTTTTTTCTTGAAAAGTACCGTTTGATTTCATATATTCAAAAGCCCAACGGTAATTACTTGTTTCAAATGACGACCCCCCGTCGTTTGATAGCGTTGTTACATAAGCTTTATTATCGTCTACATTATGCGCGTTAATAATTTCTAATTTATGAACGTTATAAATATTACCTTTAATAGTTGTAAAATCTACCGCGCTAGCGCTAGATACGGTTTGAGTTTCTATTAATTCGTAACTACCGCCCCAACTACCAGCTTTAGTAAGTTCTAAAATTTTTTTAGGCGTATATAATCCTATATTTTCTTTTACGTCGTTTGGTTGCGTACCTAAGTAGGCCATAAAATACCCCTTTAGGTTTGTCTAAGAAATGATACGTTATATTCCGCACTTGACGCTGCCGAGCATAACCCCTGCAACTTATCGCCTGTTTCTAAAGTTACTTTTGTAGTAATTTCTATAGTTGTACCAAACGGTAAAGATACGTCATTTAAAATATGTCTTAATGAGCCACCGCTTTTAGTAACGCTTAAATCTATCGTTACGTCGGCGCTAGTACCACTAACGTTAGAAACTAAAATACCTATAACCGTTTCGGTTGTAGAGCTAGGTACCGCGTCTACTATATCGCCGGCCGAAGTACCAAGTACCCCTTGTACCGAGTGTAAAGTGTCCGCCATTTTTTATTCCTTTCCTTAACTTAAAGCTAAAACTAAACCTAAAGATACACCCGCCGGTGCTAAATTTGCTATATCGCCTGCGGTTGTCTTTTTTAAATTATTACTATCATCGGCGTCGGCAAAAGTTATTATATCCGCGCTAGCTACCGTACCGGAAGTTGCCCTATCGGGTGCTTGTACTAAGGTAGACGCAAAAGCACCGGAAGTCGCGGCAGCGCCCCCGTTTAATCCCGAAGTAGAAGAAGTAGTTATCGTTACGCCGGTAATATCTCCCGCCCCTACAAAATCGTTCCAAGCCGATGAAAAATAAAATTGTAAAGTACTACTATCTAATAAAAAACAAGCCATACCATTTTCCGGTGAAGTAATTGCGCTATTACGCGCGGTAGCATTAGCAAAAACGGTTATTGTTTGCTCCATTAAATAATTATTTACATCGGACGCGGTTAAAACTTCGCCCGTACTAAAAACTTTAAATCCACTAGGCATATTAAAATTGTAAGACGATCGTCATTATTTTTACGTAGTATGACATTAATAACCCAACTTATCGGTATCTAGTACGCCAAATAAAGTATTATCTAATCTTAAAAAAGCTTGCTGGTCGGCGTTGCTTAATTTATAAGATACTTTAAAAGTATCGGGCGTAATACTATAAGCTATACTATCTAAAATTTCTAAGCTGGATATTTGGGCAGGCGAGCCACCGCCGGGCGGTGTTAATTCAACGCTTACTATATTTCCTACTTCGCTTTCTAGTATTTTATCTTGGTTGGCGGTACTTAAATCTACTAGGTTTACTTCTAAAGTATCAAACCTTAACAAAGCGTCTTTAAATTTACCTAATAAAAATAAAGCAGCACTAGAAACTTCGCTATCGTTATCGTTTAGTAACCCGGTACGCGTTAAAGTTCTAATTAAATATTTTAATTGGCTCCCTTTATCTTCTTTAGTTTGGGTAGTACCACCCGTACGCGTAAGGTTTATAATATTATAAATTTCGCTATCATCGTTTATATATTGCAAACTTGTATAAGGTACATCACTACCGTCGTCGCTAAAAGTAATTGTTGCCGTACTTGGAAAAGTTGTATGTCTATTTTTAAAAGTTAACTTACCGCTTTTACTTATAAAAAGTAAACCGTTTTCGCTACGCTCTATAGTTTGTAATAAGTTAAGGGTATTAGTTGACAAACCGCTTATAGCTTGCATAGTAGAAACCCCCGTTTCTATATCTCTATCTGCCGTACTAAATTTAACGCTAGCGTTATCTAATACGTTACCTATTAAGGTACCGCTATCGGTACTACTAAAGCTTTGGTTAATAAGTTCCGTATTGTTTATTTTCATAAAAGCGTCAAACCCGGTAAAGGTTGCAAACGAGTTAATATTATCCGGGTAACTTAAATTTATATCGGCTATAAATCCTACAAATAAGTCTTCGTAACTACTACCGCCGTCCGTAGTTGCGTCTATATGTAAAATTATAAACGGCTCTATACCGGGATAGTAAGGGCTACTTGTATTTGTATTTTCATATTTACGAGCGTTATTATTTAATTTAACCGACGCGCTACCAGTAAAAAAGCTATCTAAATCTTTGGATCTCCCTCTATTGATAGCTATATTTTGTACGTCGCTTGTTACATCGGTTAAGGTAGTAGCCCCGCCTAATTTACCGGTATCTAAAACGCCCCTTACTAAATCATCTAAAGTAAACGTATCGGGCGTAAATCCTAAGCGTACCCTTACCGTAGGTTGCGCCATTATGCAAACCTTATATTACGTCTATTATATTTTTCTATTTGCTCTACGATTATACGGCCTACTTCATCGCCGTTTGTTCCTAATCCAGCATTTACAACAATATTTATATTAGGTTGGCCTATACCCCCGCCAACTCCCGAGGGTAACGGCAGTACGGCTTCGGGTCCACTTTCGCCAATCATAGCTAAAGTAGGTTGCGTTACTATACCGCCTTTGGCCAATTGTGGTATATTAGGTATATCGGGCGGGTTTATATCTATACCAAAAAAACTAAAAGCTAAACCATTATTTAAGTCGTTTATAAATCCATTTATTTTGTTTATAACTTTATTAAATACAAACTTAACGCCCTCTAAAACTACGCCCCCGCTAGTTTTTAAAACCGTAGTTATTGTTTCTATAAAACCTTTACCAAACTCTTTGAGCTTTGGCGTTAAAAATTCTTTTGCTTTAGTTAAAGCCCCTAAAAATACTTCTTTTAATACTTGAAATAATTTAAAATTATTTTTAAAAAATCCTAATAATCCTTTAAAAATAAGTTTAAGTCCGTTTACCGCGCCTTTTACATCGCCACTAAATAAAGCTTTTATAAATTTAACTACGCCGTCAAAAACCGTTTCTAAAAGTTTAAATTGTAATTTAACAAAATCTAAACCTTTATTAAACGTACCTACAAAACCGTCGCTTTGAAAAAAAGTTATAAACCTATTAAATAAATCTTTTATAAAAGCTATACCGTTAGTTACCCCATTTCTAAAACCCTCAAAGTTATCAAAAGCAAACCTAAACCCGGCGGATAATCCAGCAATTAGCCCTAAAACGAGCGTAAAGGGACTAAATAGAGCAGCGAAAGCCGTAGCTAAAGATACTACGCTAGCTAACAATATACCGCCTATAACAACGCCTAAGCCCGTAAACGCAACTTTAGGGTTTGCCCTAAAAAATTCTATAATCTTGTCTACTACTGGTTTTACTTTTTCTTGTAATTTAGCAAAACCGTCTTTAATTCGGACGATCGTCGTCGCAACTTGGTCGCTAGCAAAAAAACTTTTAACGTTATCAACAAAAGATTGTATACGCGGAAGTATTTCGTTAAATTTACTTTGTATATTATCTATTGCGTCTATTAATATCGGAGCTAACTTTTGGCCAATCTCTATTTGTAAAACTTTAAAAGCCGATTGTAATTTTTCTAAAACTAAACCTATACCTTGCGACCCTTGTTCAAAAGCCGTATCGGTAGCCCCAACCGAATTCGCGGCAGCGTCTATTTCGCTCGCAAACTTTTCGGCGCCTTTACCCGTAAGGGTTTGTATTGCTCCTAAAGCTTCAACGGAGCCAATATATTCCGCTAAAGGTTTACCGTTTTGCTCGGCACCCTTTTTAATAATATCAAAACCCTCTTTGAGATCTCCCCCGCTTTCAATAAATTCTTCAAAGCTTTGCCCGGTTAAAGATGAAAATAGTTTTGATACTTTAGAAGTTGGTTTCGCTAGTTCGGATAAAGCAGCACGTATTTGCGTCATAGCTACGCTAGTAGGCGTACCCGACGCGGTAAGGGTTGCTACCGCAGCCGTAACGTTACCGAATTCTATACCCATAGACGCAGCAATCGGGGCAACGTTAAACATAGCTTTAGATAATTGTTCTACGGTAGTTTTACCACCCTTTACGGCGGTAAAAATCATATCACTTGCTTGGCCTACGCTAATCGTATCGGCTCCAAAAGCGTTTACAACTGTAGTTAATCCGTCTACCGCTATACCTAAGTCGGTAGCCCCGCCTACGGCTAATTTATTAGCGGTTTCTAAAAAGTCAAAAACATTATCGGGCGGTATGCCGGCGGACAAACTGTCGTATAAAGCTGGTATTACATCTTCGGGCAACTTACCTATTTGTTTAGATAAAGCCAAAACATCTTTGTTCATACTATCAAAAGCAGCTTGGCTTGTACCCGGCATAAGGGTAAATACCTCGTTCATACCGGTTTCAAAATCTCTAAAAGCCGATAAGGATTTTCCAGCTACCGCGCCCGCAGCAACGCCTATACCCGCAAAAACTTTATTAATATTATCGCCGGCGCTTTTCATACTATCGCCAACGTCTTTAAACTTTTTACCTACTTTACCTACGTTACCTAAAAACTTTTTAGTATCGGCTAAAAACTCAAACCTTAACGTTTTAGTTGGTGTACCCGCCATTATTTATTTTCCTTAATTGCTTTTTTAACTGTATCAAACATACGGTCGCTATAATCTTCGGTTATACCCGGTACGGCCTTAGCTATAGTAGGCTCGGCAACGTAACCGTGTATTTTTGCCCCCTCCGGAAAAACTCCAGTAGATCTCCATTTATTACCAATCCATTTTTTATAAACTCGCCTTTTAAGTTGGTTAGCTGGAAAAAATATACCCGTAGCGTTTGCGCTTACGTTATTACCTTTACCTTGTTGTCTATTATAAAAATTTAAAAATTGAAAATCACGACCAAACTCTAAGTTACGTACAAACTTGTTAGTTTTTCTAATATCTAAAAAAGCGCTACGGTCGGTACCGCCCCCTACAAAACCTTTCGCCCCTTGTGTTCTTTTAGGCGCCGGGCGTCCGCTTACCGATTGTCTTAAAGCGCTTGTACGGGCTTGGGTTTCTACTTCTTTTGAGATCTCCTTATGTAAACCCCGTAAAGCTTTTTTAACTTCTTTACCTTGCTCTAATTCTCTTAAACCAAAAATGGTATCGTTTAACCCGCTAACGGCAATACCGCTTTGGCTTGTCCTTTTAGTTATTCCTTTAGCCATTTTTATTATTTTCCGCTCTTTTATTTAAGGCATTTTGTAAAGCTATAAACATAGGTAGCGGTAGTTCCGCTACATCTTTAGGGTTTAGCCCGGCAGCTAAACTTATATCTGCTATTAAATCTAAATAGTAGCTACCGGTTATTTGGGGTCTTCGCCACCTAAACCGTCTATAGTTGCTACGGTATTTAGCCATTTATCAAAATCGTCAGTTACGCCGGTACGCTTACTAGCGTTCCAACATAAATACATTAATTCCTCAAAACCTAAATTTTCTAACTCGCTAGCTGGCCTTTGACCAAACTTACGTTCTAGCGCAACAAAATCTATAGGCCTTAAAGTTACTTCTTTTTTAGTTCCGTCATCAAGTACAAGCGTGAGTTGGTGTAACCCTTGTAATTTATCCATACTAAGAAGTAGCCCTTGTAATCGTCCCCGAAGTTGGAAATGATACGCTCATAGTCGCCAATTCACCGACGCCGTTAGCTACGGGTTGGTGCTGGTTTACTAATACCGACCCAGTATATTTTGGATTGGTAGACGCAACCGCGCCCGCGTCTGGCCTAATTTCAAAAGTAGTAACCGTACCTAATAACGGAAATAAAGTAGCGTCCACTTCGCTTGCAGCAAAGTCTTGTTGGAAATCTATACTTAATGTACCGTCTTTAAGTCCGCCTAATCTACTTTTAAAAGTTTGACCGAACGGAGTATCTTCAACTTCATCGGCCGTAATATCTAAAGTAACGCTACTTACGTGGTCACTTAAATCAACGCTATTAATTTTTACCATAGCGTTTGTTAAAACAAACTTAGCCAATGTTTTCTCCTTTTCTTACTAATTAAATTTTAAGTAGGATTAGATAAGCTAACGGTAGTATGACATTAAAAAAATGACGATCGTCCAGTTTTTTACGGAGATCGTCATTTCAAGGAAAGAAAAAACCCGGCGGTTAAGCGCGCCGGGTTTTTATTTATCGTACCTATACTTAGGGAGTATTAGTTACGTCTTTTAAACAAGCTTTTAAAAATAGCTCGTGGTTAAAGTTTGCGTTATCCTCTTTAAACTTTATAGCTAAATTATTTATTAATTTATCTAATAGTTCGCTTAGCGCTTGGTTTGGAACGTACGCAACCTCTAAATATAATTCGTTTATTTCTTTTGCTAATAATTGATAATATTTTCTACTTAAAGCCATTATCTTCCCTTTCCTTTTCTAATTGTTGTTCGCGTTTATACATAACCCTACTTTTATCTCCTTTTGTTATATATTTAGGCCTAAAGATTTTATAGCTATCTTTTTTTTCTAATAGTTCGTCCGGGTTTATAAAATGTAACCAATCGTTGTAAGCGTCTTTATCACGATCTCCGTCGGTTTCATATTTACCGTTTAAATAGTTATCTATCTTTTCTTTTGCTTTAGTTGGATTATCGGCCGATACTTCTACGATAAATTCCGTAGTTACTTTTACTTCATAAACCGTAGTTGTATTATCCATTAATTTTGCAATATCATTAAATACGTTCATTACTTACCCCCTAAGTTTTTTTTAACTTGCATTAAAGCAACCCTAACCTTAACGGTACTTATAGTATCGGTATCTACCTTAGCTAAATTACCGGCGGTTAAAATTACGTTTGTATCTACTTCATCTAAGTTAGCTAGTACGCTCGTATTTTTTACGATATACCTAACTAACTTAGTTTCTGTTGCGTTTAGAAAATCCATTATAAATTTTCCTTACACCATTTAGCGTAATCTTTAGCTTGTTGTTTTTGTCTTTCTTTTTGCTCAACTTGGCTTAAATAATCTATAGCGGTATAAAATTCAAAATCATTTATACCAACTTCATTAAATAAAAAGTTAAAACTATCATCTACAACTTCAACCCCTAATTGTTTGTTAGCTAATTCGCAAAATAAGTTTTGGTACTCCCTAACCCTACTTGCGCTTTCAACTTTATCTTGTTTTTTTGTACTAGCCATAAAATCGCTTACGGCTTTATTACAATTAACTATTAACATTTCTAGTATTTGTAATTGCTCTTCCATTTTGTATTACCTCCCTAAGTAATTGTTTATATAGGTACATTATATAAGCAAAAGCTAGGTTTTGTAAGGTTTTTCTTGGATTTTCTAAAAAAAACGTACTTTTTTTTAGTTACGGTAACTTGTTAAGGCCTTAAAAACAAACGGCGCACACGGGCGCACAATGGCCTATTTTCTCGCTTATCCTATGCCTATTGTTGCGTGAATATCAAAACTTGGATTAGTACCGGTAACGGTATAATTTAAACGCCAATAATCGTCGGTAATTGCCCCGCTTACTTTTTTAATTTCGCTAGCTATTGCGGTTATATCTGTAAAGGTTGCTCTATCTGTAGGGCTAGTAAATCCGCTATTATCGTCCGATTGTAATTTAAAAGTAATAGTAGGGGTACTAGTTCCGCTTACGCCGTAACAATGTACAACGGCATAAACGTTTTGGGTCGATGATACGGCACCCAGTTGCGCCCCGCTAGTATTTCCGCTAGCCGTAATACTACCGTCTATAGCAATAGTACCCCTTACAACTATGTCGCTACTTTGACTTTTACTAATATTAAATGGCGCTACTTCGCCAACGGCTCCAAAAATGTTATAACTAAATAATTTAGATTTTAAAAAGTAAGCAATATTGCCTACGCCGGCGTCCGGGACGATCGTCGTAATTATTTCGTTTCCAACGCTAGCCCCTAGTAAAGCGTCGGGTTTATTAGCCCCGCTTTCAAAAAAACCGTCCATAGAGATTGTACTGTCTTTAAGACCGCCTAATCTTTCTTTAAATCCCCCGCTTTGTAAAGTTGTTACTTCAACTTCATCGGCGGTAATATCTAAAGTTACCGCGTTAATGTTTGAGCTTAAATCATAACCGTCTAAAAAAACTTTACCGTCTGTAAATACATACTTAGCCATTATTTATTTTCCTTTTTAATCTTTTTAACTTTTTTAATCTTTTCTATATGGCCGGCTTGGGTAAGGGTTAATATTTGGTCTAAATCTTGGAGATCTATTATTTCGCCCGGCTCTTTATCATCTATTTTTTTTGTTCCTATAATTTTAAATTTCAATTTAAGTTCCTTTTGTATAAACTTCTAAACTTAGGTTTGCTCCAACCGCGTCTATGCCGTTTAAATTTACATCGGCAGCATAGTTGCCTACGCTTGTTATAGTTGCGTCCGTATCGGTTAAACCTAACGTTCTATTATTAAATATAGTCTGTCTTAAACTACTACCACCCGCGCCTGTTATAAACGCGTCTAATTTATCTTGAGCGGTACGGCTATTACCCCGCTCAACCGCTACTAAAATGTCAAAGTTGTATAAATCTGTTCCGCGTTGCATAGCTATATTAAACTCTATATTGGTAGGTAGTACGATAGCTACCGGAAAGTTAATACTGTAATCGGGTACTACATCGTAAACCCTTAAACCGGATATATTACCCTCTAAAGTAGTTTTTATACCGTCCCTTATTTCTTGCAAGCTAGCCATTAAGCAATACCTATTACGCTTGCTTTTCTAAACGGTAGTAACAACCGGGTAACCTCCCTATTTTGTTGTACGTTTACCACGCCAAAATCTCCTACGCCAGCTACCCCTAAAGGAGCGTTACGCATAGCAAATAATTCGCTTGCTAACATTTTACAAGCGTATTTAATTGGTTCGGGTGTTGTAGCATATCCCCATTTAGCGGTTATTTGCGCAAATGGTCGGTTTGAAGTATCGCTTAAAGGCCATTCATATTCGCCGTTGCTTTGTAATTCTATTACGTAATATGGGCTACCCTCTATACCGCCTACTACTTGGTTTATGGGTAATAATTTATAATCGCTACTTGGTACGGTTACTTCATAAGTACCGTCATCATCATCGTCATATTTAACAACTAAGCTAGTTGTAGTACTTATATCATCTACAAACAACCTATAAAAATCTCTTGTATAAAATTCTCTTGCGCTTGCGTTAGTATCGGCGTAAAACTTACGCCCGCAAAACGCGTCTATTTGTCTACTAGCGCCGTTAATGGCGTTATCTAGGAGATCGTCGTCGGCGGTATCGTCTGTAGGTATACCTACAAAAGCTTTTAAATCGTTTTGGGTTATATACCCGTTGGTAATCGCCATAGGTTATTTACCCTTACGGCCTTTACCTTTTCCGCCTTTCATTTTCTTTTTTCCGTAACCTATTCCTTTGGGCATAGTTACTTCTTTACGGTTTTCTTTTCAGCTTTAGGTTTAGCGCTTTTATCTTCAATTTTTCCACCAAGCTTTTTAATTTCTTTTTTAACTTGTTCAGCACGTTTTGCCTTTCCGTAATTTTCATAATGCTTTAATTCTTCCTTTAAAGCTTTTACTAAATCTTTTTTGCTCATATTTTCCTTTTAAGGTTTAGGGGTATCGGTTGCCCGGTACCCCATAAACCAATTTTAATTATCTACTTTATTAGAAAGTAGGTGCAGCTAATCCAGTACCGCTAATAGCAGATATACCTTTAGGATATCTACCGCTAGCAAATGCTACATAACCGTAAACTACTAACTTAGTAGTTAAGCTACCCGCGTTTGTTTCTTCAAACTTAGCGGTAAACACATCTTGCTCAAACAAAATATGGTCTTCGGCTCTAACTACATAAATAGCGTCTTCAGTTCCAGCACCGAGATCGGTTCTAATATTTGCGTCGGTAATAACCGGTACGCCCAATATTTGTCCTACGGCGCCATACTTGTTGACATCGCCGGTACCTACCGCGTTTTGCGGTGCGTTACCGTTAGGTACAATTAATGGTCTATTTGAACTATCAACTCCCGCAGTTAAAAAGCCCCAACGTCTAGGGTGCATAATAATTGCGGTTGCCGGAGCAAATCTTTCGCTATTAATTTTTTGTAAAGCGTCGGCAAGCTTTGGATAAAGTTCGCCAACGGTTGGGCTTGCGTCGGTATAAGTTACGGTATTAATTCCGCTTACTTGTGATATACCTTTAGGTTGCCCGGAGCTACCACTTCCGTTAATTAGTAAGTTATCTAACTTAGTAAAGTAGGCGCTAGCTAAATCTTGGAAAATAATATCTTCTAGATTAAAGCCCGGTTGCCCTCCTCTTTCAAGTGCTTGTTTAGAAACATCTTGTTGGCCGGCTATAGTATCAACGTTAACCGTTAATAATGTATCGTCCATATTTGTTTCTTTTACGGCTGCGTTTTCGCTCGCTTGTTGTTCAGCTTCGGAGCCAGTAGTAATTCTTGAAATTTCTACTTTGTTTCCGTATGCTGGTAATTCTCTTTTAGGTACCGCGTTGTAAAAATTAGCGCCGGCTCTTGCAAGCGGAGCATAATCATCTACTAGGTATTGAGGAACTACTAATCCAGCAAAAGCGCCCGTACCAACATCTCTTTTAGAAACTTCTTGGTGCTCGGCTAATCTTTTATTAGCGTTATAGTCGTTATTAAATCGGGCTTGGTACATATCGGAGAAAAAAGAATTTTTTCCGCCTTTTTCGTACATATCCGGCTCGTTAACTTCCATACGTTGTTCAGTTTCGGAAACGTCTTCATCTTTGATATCCAAAGCTTTTCTACTTTCCTCAACTTCGTTTAGGGTTTTACGCATATCTTCAGCTTGCTCTATTTTTTCATCTAGCGCTTTAATATCATCTAGGATTTCGTTTGACCTAACTAGCTTTGCGTCTAGTTCTTCGCCCTTATCCATATCGTCCATTTCAGCAACTAAAGAATTTAGTTCAAGAGATTTTGCGTCCCTTTCTTCTATTAGTTTTTTCAATTTTATTCCTTTTAAATAAAGTTTTTATACTATTTGCGTAAGGTGGGTTATTTACCCGGCGTTACGTCTTTTAATAATCCGTCTCTTTTCATCTTTACTTTTAAGATTTCCAAGTCGGTATTATTTTTAGAATTATTATCACGATCGTCATTTTCTAACTTTGTAATAAGTTCTTCTAAAACTTCTACGGCTTTTTCCCCGTTGCGGGCTTGTACTAATTCTTTTTGTATATCGCTTATATCTACGCCCCTTAATGTAGCGCCCGCCCAACTGTTAGCCGGGTAAGTTACCACGCTTACATCAAACAAACGTACTTCTTGTACGTCCCTTTTATCGCCGTCAAAATCATCTCTAATTGGGCTAAAAGCAAAAGACATTTCGTTTAAATCCCCGCGTTTCATAGCGCTCGCAACTTCTGCAACTTTAGGATTGTTTGGGTCTAAATCCGCTTGTACAAATAAACCGTAATCATCTTCTTCTAATTTTAAAGTACCGCTACTACTACGGGCTAAAGGTATACCGTCGTGGTTAATTAAAAAACGTACATCATCTTGCTCGTTTAAAGTCTTTTTAAATGCGCCGGGTTTAATTGTTTCGGTATATGCCCCTTTGCTATCTCTTACCCCGTAAGGTTTATTAAATACGCTAGCGTACCCGCTAAATGTATAACTTAAATCGTCGTTATCGTTATCTTCTCTTATTTCAACGTTAGCTAAACTAAAGCTACGATTTTCTTTTTCTTTCATATATGAATTAATCCTACTTCGCTTATCAAGTATTTTAGTGGTTAATGTTATAGCGTCAACAACCGTGTCATAAAAGATATTACTTTTTTCTTCCTTACCGCTATATCGTGGGTGTTTTTCTGGTAATAAATCGTTATCGGTTATATATTTAGAATTTTTAGGGCGGTTATTTTTAAGTAAATAACTAAAAGCTTTTAATCTAGCTAAACCCCAAGCTTGCCTACTTACGCCCGGCCTATGCGAAGTGCTATAGGCACCAAAACCCCTACGTACTACCGCTTTAGCTACCGGCATACGTAATTTACGCCAACTAGCCATATCTTTTACATCTTCGTTATGATTATCTACGATAGTTTTAATTGCCTTTAAAGTTTTTTCGTTAAATTTTATATTATTACTTTTACCGGTAGCGCTACCTTTAGGGTTTTTTTTGCTACCCTCTATTTGGTCTTTTTTTGGTGCTGGTTCGCTTGGCGCTCTTTTATCGTTGTAACTTATCAAAGTAGGGTCATCTTTATCGGTATGTTTTTTACCCGTAAGTTTTGTATAATCCTCCATACTTTTACAAGGCATATAAAAAGTATCTCCGTTTATTTCGTGCTTATGCGCTCCGTCGCAACCTAAAGCTTTAGCTTTATCTATTGCGTCTTTTTCTTTTAAATATAAATCTTGTTCGGGGAGATCTACCGCTCTTTTTTCTTCTTTATCAAGTTGTTCAACTTTACGCTTTGCCCAATCGCCGGCTTGCATAGGTTTAGTAAATGGATTACTACCCCATAATAAAAAAGCTACATCGCTACCCCTCCAAGTATCTTTATCGTTTGGGTTGCTTGGCGTTCTATCTAAATCGCTTAAATGTCGTCGGTGCCAACTGTACATTTTTCTAACTTTTTGTTCTGTAACTTTACCGCTACTTATAATATTTCTAGCGTCCCTAATTGTTTTAGCGGTAAGCCCGCTACCGGCTTTATCAAGGTTATCTAATCCCCGTTGCATATTTTTTTTTATAAAGCTGGGCGCCGTTAAATCTACCGCCATTATTTTATTTCTTTATTTATATCTTCTATTTCCGCTTTAGGGTTATGTTCGTCGCTACCTATAGGCGGTATAGACGGGTCAATCGCTGCCCCTTGTAATCCTAAATAAAAATTATCTCCGCCCTCATAACTTTCCATATCTAATTTATGCCGGGCTTCGTTTGGCGTCATTAATCCGCTTGATATTGCAACTTGGTAAGTACGTACCCTACTAAATAAATCTCCGCGTGCATATTCTTCGGTATCAAGTTTTACTAATTGCCTACCGGGTAACAAAGTAGTTAAAGCGTCTTCTATGCGCCTTATGTAAGGTAACAAAGTATGCCTAATAAAAGCTAATCCGTTACTTTCTATATTGCTATAAACGTTACTACCGTCTTTACTATGGATTAAATGAGCCGGTACCCTAAATATGCGGGCTACTTCATTTACTATTTGCTCCCGCGCTTGTATCAATTCATCTCCAGCGCCGGCGCTAATACTTTTCCATTTTAACCCGCCAGTTAAAACGGCCGGCTTACGGTTACGATTATGAGATAAAGTCCAATTTTCTTGTAAATATTTAGCTTGCTCGCTTGTTAAATCTCTATCGGTTTCTAAAATGCTACTTGGCGTTCCGCCTTGCCCGTAAAATTGCGCTATATGTCTTTCCATAGCTAGGGCTAGGCCATAAGTATTGCCGTTAACCCTTAAAGGAGATATACCCATAAGTTGGCCGGGATAACTAAACCATTTTAAATGAAGTATATTTTCGTCGGTTAAGCTACGTTTGTTTTCTTTTGTACCAACTGTATAAATCTTTATACCGCCTTTTAATGATACGGTTACGTTTTCGCTATGTATCGGTGTTATAGCTATAGGCCTACCTTGACGATCTCTGTCAATTAATGAAAATGAATTGCCGTGCATAAGTAAGCTAGTAATTATTTGGTGTATAACTTCAAATATTGTTTGGTTTAGGTTTGGCTTTTCTAAAAATCTAGGTTTATCGGTAAATACCTTTTTATCTCCCTCGTACCTTAAAGTTTTTATAGGTAACAAGCTTATACTATCCGCTATTAAACTAATAGCGCTTAATACCGCGCTAATGCCTAAAGCCGATTTTTCGTTTACTTTTTCGCCCGTATAATTTAACAACCCGCCCTCTCTAAGTTGTAATAAATCGGCTAGGTTGCCTAAACTTGCGTCCCTTTTTTGTCGGTTAAAAAAACTCATCTACTTAATAAATAACTTCCTACTATAAAAAATATACCGGCTACTACCATAGCTAACCCGGTACTAAATGTATATACACCGTAAATTATAAGGCCGGCGCCTATTACTTCGGCTAGCGTTGTCATAATGTTTTTACTTATCATAAATTTATTATACTCACCGGCGGGTTATCATCAACTACCGGCGCGGTTATTCTATCTAGCATAATTACCATAGCTATTGCCCCGTCAATTTTTCTTTTACTTCTACCTTTTGATAACCGCCACCCGCTATCGGTTACTTTTTGTGCCGCGCTTAAAACTTGGTCGGTAAATGTAGCCGTTGCGTTATGTATTACTTTTTTATTAACAATCATATCGTAAGCGTTACCGCAAGCCGGTACCATACGGGCGTGGCTTTGCGGAAAGTTAACCATATTTACGCCGTTATCTAATAAAACTTGCGCGCTACGTTCAAAAAATGCCGGGTCATAAGCTACTTCTTTTACGTTAAAAGATTTTACTAACTCTAAAATATAACCCTCAACCGCTTGTATATCTATTACATCGTAATCGTCGGGGTGCCATATTTTACTGTCTAAAATTACTTTACCCTCTTTATTTTTTTGGCCGTGTACTATAGCAACGCTATCGTGGTGTAACGCCATATCAACCCCTACAAATGTTTCGGCGTCCGGATTAAAAACAACATCGCCGGTGCAATTATCCCAAGCGCTACCGGGTAACCAACTTTCTTCTTCTGTACGCGTCCATTGGTTTAAATGGTATCGTTGGAATTCGTGTAATGGTAAGCTTTTAAATCTACGGTTAAGATTTTCTAAAGGCCACCAATTATTTTGTATTGCCGGGTTGTATTTAATCCAAATATCTTTGTCTTCGGGACGATCGTCATTTTCTTTGGCTCCTATCCATTTAAAATAAAATTCCGGGTCATCGCTTTCGCCCGTTTCCTTTTTTAATCCCCTTTGATACATACGCCCGGCTAAACTATCTAAGTTATACCCGGCGGTTGTAATATTTAAAACTAAACCGTCTTTTCTTTTTGCCGTATTGTTACTAAGTACATAATGTACCCGCTCTTGGTTTATGTTTGACCATTCGTGTATTTCATCGGCTATCAAACAACTATTACGCCCGCCGTCGGCCGTACCTGCTTTTGCTGCAACTCTATAAGCCCTACCCGGACTATTTTTTACTTGTATTTCGTTTTCAAATGTTTCTACCATATCTTTTAAAAACAAACTTTCCTCGCACATAATTTTCATAGTTCCAAAAACTAGGTTAGCTTGTTCGTAACTCGCGGCAGCGACGGCAACTAAAGGGCTTGTTACACCCGCGCCTAATAATTCGTAAAGCCCTATTGCTGCAGCCAACTGGGTTTTACCGTTTCCTTTTGGTAGGCCGATTAATCCCTCTCTATACTTACGGCTTTTATCCGGATTAAGTTCGTAAAGTTCATATATTATTTTTCTTTGCCAGTCATCAAGGATTAATGGCTCGCCAAAAAAATCTCCCTCACCGTGTACGCAAAACTTTTCAATAAACTTAACAACCCTACCGCCCCTACTAGCTGGTAAATTATTCTTCTTCATTATCTAGCTCATCTAATAGCAAACGCGGGTCTACCGTTTCTAGTTCATCATCTTTTAAATAATCTTGTAGTTGTTTAAATCCTATTTGGGCTTCGCCAAAAGCAATACCTAAACGTTGACGGGCTAAAGGGGTTAGGCCTAATTCTTGTTCTAATTTTAAAATGCTTGGCTCTAATTTTATAGATAAATCTATTAACGGGTTTACTTTAGGTTGGCCTTGACTACCTACGCTTAACAAACCTTTGTTACCTAGTTTTAAAATCATACGGTTAGCGCGCTCTACTTGGTCGTAAAATTGAAACAATCTGTAAAAAGCCGGGAGATCTACCGCTTGAGCCGTACTACTTAGCTCGCTATCCCAGTATTTTTTCCAATATCGCCGGGTAGCGGTTAACCATTGGGCGCGTGCTTTTGGTTTTGTAAATTCACTACCGCCTTTTAAAACTTGTAAACTATTATCTCTATGGCCGGTTTTTAAATTGGCTTTTTTTGGTATGCGCCCTCTTTTGCTCATTTGCTTATTGTTATACCTTTACTTTTTTCTATTTGCTCATCTAATAATTCTATACCTATAGAGTTAAGGCCGTAAGTTTCGGCTATTGTACAAATGGTACCTTGCCCGCTAAACGGGTTTACTATTGTATCGGTAAATAACCCGGCATACTTAACGCTTAAAATTGCTGCGCTTAACCCCATACCGTTATTATAAAGTACTTTACCACGCTCAAATACGTCGGCTCCTTGTATGGTTGTTGGGTAAGCTTTATTAATATTATTAAAAGCTAGTAAATGCGAGTAGCTAGGCCTATGAAGTTCAATACTATTAACCGGTTTACGTAAAGCTATTTTATGAAACATTAATTTACGATTAAGATTATTTGCTCCTTGAAAAATTAAATTAGTTTTACTAATTAACTCGTTATTATGTTTACGGTCGGTTACGTAAAATATTGTAGGCGTATCTTTTTTAGTAGCTTTAAAACATAATTCTACGGCCATTAAAAACCAGTTGCGCCAATCATCTATACTTTTATTTATTTCTTCCGCGTCTGGTGGGCTTGTTATTACCGCTCCTAATCCTTTATTTTTAAATAACCATTTACAAGCGTCGGCTTTTATAAATTTTTTACTTGGTTTCATCAAAATCGGGACGATCGTCGTAATTTTTTAAATCTACGCCTACTACCTTACCGCAATACTCGGTGGCCTTTATGCTATCCCCTTTATAAAATACTAAAACGTTTTGGTGGGTTTTAGCTACCTTACGGTCGTTATCAAAGTACCCGCCCGCTCTAAACGGCGCGGTACCTAACGCGTTTAGTAAAACAATTTCATTATGATATTCAAGCCCGGCGTCCCTAAAAGCTTGTACGGTAGTA